TTGAATAAAATATAGTGGATTAATACAGATTTATAAGCTTTTTCTTTGGATTTATGAGGAAATATTCCCTACTTTGTGAAAGTAATCATCCATTACTTGGTAATATTCTTAACTCTTTTAAAAATGCACACTTAAATATTTTATAATCAATATATTATAAGGTGTGTAGTTTTAATAGAGAAACAAATAAGGAACAAAAATAGGAATTAAAGTGATTTCTTATTTTTCTATTTGCACTCTGTTTCTTTCTTTTCGTTTGTTTGCTTTCAGAGTGCATTCCGAGCAATTTTATCTGCTCTCATCATTCGAAGAATTTGCTCCTAACTTTAACTAACAAATTATTTGCAGCTCATAAAGAGAATGCAAATTATTATCTCTTGAAGTTGTATTGCTTTAGCAAAGATAATCTTTTTTGTACAGGCAGCCAAAAATGCCTGCCTATATTTAGTTTAATTTAGTTTAGCATATATAAGGCTAACAAACTAAACCAAACTGGATTTTCATGTTACTTTTGTGATTTTCCCATTCTACTCATACAGCCAAAAGAGAAGATAAGCTCTTGCCTCTTTTCTCTTTTCGCTGCGATACTCTTTTACTTCATAGCCACTTTTTACACATATCCGTACCGAGCAAACTCCCACATGCTCGCATTTCAACTTTCGGTCTGGCTGATGGGAATTGTGTCGCAAAGGTATTTGCCATGTCTTTATTGTATGCAAGGTTGTAACCTGAAGGTTCACTACAAAATCTCCACGCTCCGCTTCGCAGAGGTAGTATTTTGTAGTGAAACCCTGCATACATAGCCATGCCACCTATTGAAGCGACATAATTTCAATCAAGCCCGAAAGTAAGTGAAATGCTACAGGAGGGAAAGTAACAAACTTAAAACTTAGTATTTATGGCAAATTATGCAACCAACATTTTCCACGCAAGAACGGAAAATAAAACAGACCTCGACAAAATAGAGGCTTTCTTGAACGACACTTTCAGCGAATTTACCAATCGATATGGTGATAGTGTAGATGCAGAATTTTCCTCTCGTTGGGTGTATCCAGAAGAAGAAATCAAAAAAATGGTAGAATCGTTGGAGGACAAAGATAAAGTCTATATCAAGATTCTATCCTATGAATTTGAAAACGAGTACGTGAGCTTTAGAATATTCTCTCAGGGAGAATGGAAGGTCAAATTAGTAACTGAATGAGTAGAAGAAGATAAAGTAAAATTATGGTCTATCCTACACTTTACTTATTTCTATAAGAGACACACGGATGGAACGATTGTCGGTGATTTCGACAACAAAATCACTGTTCGTTTCATCTGTGGCAAAGAGAGATTATTAAATACTGTTGACGAAGTAATTTTTACAATTTTACAACATAGAAACCATGACACAGATAGCAATGAAATTCGTCCAATGGGATGTGCCCGAATTGGAAAAACTGAAAGATAGCAAGGTTTACAAATTACGGGAACGTCTTGATAATGGCGACAAGTTGAGTCGGGAAGAAAAGAACTGGCTCACCCGCAATGTGAAAGAGTGCTGCTATTTCAAAAGAGGTATCGCTTTAATGGGCTACCGTTTTGACTTCTCCGATGTTCTCAAACGGTATTTTGTGAAACAACACGGACATATTGCCGAATATTATGCCATTGACAAAACCGCACTACGTTCTGTCCTATATGGTCGAATTGAAGATATAATCGAAGTACAATAAAAATCAAAAGAAGCATGAAAGTAACAATTGAACACAGCTTTTGCCCCTATTGTGACGAGGTAACTGAACTTTATTTCCGAATCATTAACACGATTCTTTTTTCTGGCAATGAGGCGGAATTGCGTGAAAGCATGAGACAGTTGGAGAAAAAAACTCCACTTGATGAGTATTTCACATACGGTTACGGTGCACGACACCTTTGGGTTTGCCAGCGATGTCCCAGCGACAAAACCAAAATATTCGAGCATCGTATTATGATGGTTGAATTTCAATGACACCTTTGGACAAATATCATCGACTGGCTGGAATGGAATCACCCATTTCAGCCTTACTTCCATTTTCCTTTTATAACTTTTTCTTTTGGCTGCGCCACTCCCTTTTGTAGAAACCAGCCATTCGCGCAAAGCGAATTGGAAACCACTTTGTGAAAAGTCTGGTTCTCCCTGCCGTTTTTCCTTCCAGTTCCATTTTTTTTCGATGCGGATATCACTATCCTCCAAGGATGGGCTGCCTACGCTTCTATCCACTCTTGGCTGCCCCATTCCTTATGCAATGACCTTTTTTCTGATTGGACGGTATTTTGTTTGTTACAGTCTCAATTCAAACCAGGCATGTCTCGCTTTGGCTTTGCTATTCTTCACTGACTTTCGGACGGATGTCTCGCCTTTGTGCCAACATTTGGATTTGCTCTTTTTCCTTATCATTACCGGTTTACTTGTTTCCCATTTTCCATAATCGCTTTTTATCGAAGCAATCATCATTTTTCCTCTGCAAAGATAGTATGCCGACGGGAACGACATGGTTGTCTTGACCAATGGCGTAGCCGCCTCAATCTTCCTTTATCGAGCCTTCGATTTTGCCTGTGGCTAAAAATAAAGCGTATTGACGCGCTATCCTTGGCGCATCCCTTAAACGACATCTACTTTTTAGGCAGTGTAAAAATTGATTTAATAACTTCTAAAAGCAATTCAACATGAAAAAGATTGAAAACAATTTCACAGTAACCGGATTCTTAGGTAAAGACGCTGAAATCCGAGAGTTCACCAACAGCAGTGTCGCACGTTTCCCATTGGCCGTAAGCCGTCAGGAAAGGAATGCCGAGGAAACCAACCGCATTTCAGCCTTTATGAATATTGAGACTTGGCGTAAAAACGAGAATACTGGGTCATTCGACCAACTGACCAAAGGTACGATGCTCACCATTGAAGGCTACTTTAGGTCTGAAGAGTGGACCGATAAGGGCGGTGTGAAGCACAATCGTATTGTTATGGTGGCTGTCAAGTTTTATCCTCCTATCGAAAAGGAGGATGTTCCTGAAAAGCCGATAAAACCCGTGAAAAAAGGCAAGAAATAATTCTTGCCTTATCATGAACAAAGCGACCTTCTGGTCGCTTTGTTTTGCTCATGACCGGATTAATACGCATCATACTTTTATAAGTGGCTGTTGCGATGCCAAACTCCAAATGAAATCTTCACCCGGTAATACTGTTATACTTAGCTCCGCTTGATGAACAGGCAGATTACGATTTTCAATAGAAAAAAGAAGACTCTCTCAATTCCATACCTTTGAGTAGCTTTCCAGTCCCTCTTATAACCATGTATTCTTCCCAGAAGTGAGGTTACATCCGCCGTCCATTAATTTTACAGTGCGAAGTTAAGTCGGAAGTGAACCTGCAAGGCGCGTTTCATTTGCAGTCAATGCCGTTCAAATGAAATCCTTCGGATTCCGCTTCCTCCTTGCATTGTTCCCTTCTTCCGCCTTGTGGTTTGCACGTAAAATCAAATCCCACCGGACGAGGTAAGAGCCTCTGAAGGGAAGGGAAAATAAAAAATTAGAATAGAGTTTATACAGAATAAAGAACAGGGCTTATGATTATCAGTACCCTAAAACTTTATTCTATATAATGTCTAATGTATGAAACAAATAATTTGGTCAAGTGATGCTCTATTGGATGAAACAGCAAGAGAGTACTATCAAAATTTCAAGCGAGAAGAACTGGACGATGATGCCTACAAAGTCAGCGATGAAGAGTGGTCGGACGAAGTGTATAATGAATTGGGGGATGAGCGGAAGAACCTAAACAAGGATGTCAATGGAGTCATTATTGCATTTGGAGATTTAGGATTGTGGAACGGACGCAAACAAGGCTATCAAATTTTGGGTGACAACATTGCCAGGATATTACAATCTACACAGTATGATGCAGAGTGGTACGGTGACGGCTACGATATACGAGGCCGTATGTCGCACCATGATGGCACGAATTATGTTTTGTACCGTGTCGCTGAAAATCGTGACGACGCAGAACAGATTGCCGCAAAAATCTACAACTATGAAATTGACGAGAATGGTTTTCGCCAAGTTACACGTTCCCTCCACCCCTATGTGGCAGCAGTGTATGGCTGGAAAACTCTACAGGACAACCTCGTTCAGGTAAAAAGCCTGTAACCTGTACTTAAACAAATGCCGTAACGCTTTCTCAAGAGGCTGTTACGGCACTTGTGTTTTATGCCGTATATTTCTGCAAAAATGTGGTGGGAAACCAGTCCTTTTTACACATTTATGAATGTCCCCGCCCAACTGTTGTAGGTGGCCGCTTGTGTCAGTTTCCTTTTTTAGACTCCGGCTCTCCTTTATAGCCCCATCCCAGCTACCCCCCTATATTTCTGTCCCGCAAGCCTGGTTATTTCCCTGCAAAATTCGATTGTCGGCTGTCTGTCCTGTCAAGGACCGCTGACACTTGCTGCTGTAAAATCTTCCTCTCCGAAATATCGAAGAGTGTATTTTCCGCATCCTCCTTGCCTGTTCTGGCCGCCAATCCCGTGGGCAGAAAAATAATCAACCTTTCGGTACAGGAAGTATCGAAGGGAAATAAATAAAATATTAATCTTTAAAATTTGAGGCATTATGACATTCAGAGAATTTATGTTAGAGAACGGTTATGAATTGCAAACAACCTTTTGGAATGATTTTTCCATTGCTGACCGATTTGGTCTTTCGGCGGTACAGGACACTTTCAACCGTGCTTTTAAGGAGTGGAAAGAGAACTACAAGTATCTCACGGAACTGGTTTTAGTGCTTAACCATAAGATATGGCAGTATTATGAAACAAGGCCAGAAATTGCGACATTGTATAATACCCTTTGGGCACAAGCCAGTCAATATGCAATGGAGTATCTGAAAGATGACGAGCTAAGCTATTATTATGATGTAACGGATTGAATGCTTCAGCTCCTCCCACAGGAACAAAAGAAAGCCGGCTTTTGTCGGCTGTTCTTTGTGTGGTCATTCCCTTTTTTATCACTCCGTTTTACCCTTGTATAAAACGAAATTATTTCGTTTCAGGCTGCTACCAGTCAGGACTTGTTTTTTCCTGTGCAAAGGTATTGCCACGGAAAAACATTCAAGTACCGCTACGCTATTTGAACACAATTTTTCAGTAGCTTTCCCGATTTTCAATCGCTCAAATGTCGCATACGCTCCATACCGCAACTGTAAAAATTCTGTCCAAATTCCTTGCCTGCTTTTCCTTAAAGGCAATCTTGAATGCACGTAAAAATCAAATCCCGACTGGAGGAGCCTAAAGGCTTCCGAAAAAAGGGAAAAAAAGAATATGATGTTTAATAGCTAAATTTTAAAAGTATGGAAATTCAATTTGTGATTGTTCGTTCAGAAAATACAGAGTATTTGTGTCACAATGTAAATGGAACGTATATGGATGTCAGCGACCCATCAACAGAATTTGTTTCTGGAGAGGATGAATTTTGCTTGGTAGAGCCGGACAGCTCCCTAATGCGGAAAGAATACGAGTTTCGTGGAGAACGCTTTTATCTCATGCCTCAATTTTATGGCAATGGCTGGTTAGCACTTACTTTGCAAAGTGTGGAAGATGAAGCAGAGTATATCGTGCTATCCGTCAATTTGGAGAGCATGGATGCACTCGATTTGCCAGACCGTACATTTATTGATGTGAACCATTATCCGGATGCAATGGAGTTTCTGGAGACAAATAATTTAGCGACTTATTCCGGTTACAAGCGTAGAAGCGGATTTGTGGAATATCCAATGGCGGTATTGAATCTTCCTTTGCTTTATCAGCATGCCCCGCAGATTTTCCAAGAGGCGAATATCGAATGTTTTTAAATGGTTTTCTGAAAGTATGGTACTGATGACTACCAAAGAGATACCGTACTGGTTAAATCCTATCGGTATGGTATCTTCTTTTGCCCGAAGACAGGCGGCAGCCACCTTTTTTACAGATTGCCCCGTGCCCACTTTTTTAATTTCCTTGTTTCCCTTTTATAGCAGCGTAACTGCCTGCTCTCTTTTACAGTCCTTATGTAATGAATGTTGATATTTCTTGTCGTTATCCAGACTTTCGCCCGGTCTTGTTTTCGTGTGCAAAATTACGGCGAACGAACGCTATCCAAGTATCGCTACGCTATCCGAAATGAAATTTGACGTAATCTTCCTAAATCATAGATTTCGGTATTCATAAAATTTCATTCCCGATTCCTTGCACTGCGTTCCTGCTTCGTCGTTTGGGACGCACATGAAAAACAACCCTTCAGGCAAAGTCGAAAAACTTGAAAAAAGGGAAAATAAAAAACTTAATTAAAACGAAAACGAGTATGACAATAGAAGAAGTATTACAGCATGATTTAAAATTCAGGTATATGTTATTGGGTCGTTTGCAAGCCGACTGTGAATATTATCTTGGCTTTGGAAACAAAAGTCCTCGTCGTTTGTGGGCTGGTTCTGAAAAGACACAAATTGAGTATATGACGAAAATCCACGACAGCTTCCGGGGAAACGAAAAACCCGAATGGCTGACAATGGAGCAAATCAAAGAATACAGCAAGGCTATGGAAGTAACACAAGAATAATTCAAAAAAATACCGTAACGACCTTTAACGGAGGTGTTACGGTATTACATTATTACAAACAAGGGTCGGGGTTTGAGAACATACCCTCTTATAATTGAGAGGGCAATAATAGTCCTTCTTTTATAATTATATCATTCTATTCCTTTTTTATATTTCTGCAAAAAGAATAGCATTCCTCTTTTATATTAATTATTTTTCATTTTATCTCCCATCTATTCTTCATCCTATCACCGGTTTGGTTTTATCAGATGCAAAGGTCGGCTGTCGCGCTTGATTCGGCTACTTGAAATGTATTTCTTGCAAAATTCTTCCTTCCTGCGCAAGAGTAATTTGGCAAGAAAAGTTGCCGTATGAAGCTGTATCAACAGCCGTTTGCCGCATCCATAAATCCCAAAACGGTTCAATCAGTAAAGAACCGACAATAGGGAAAATAAAAGTTAATACTAACCAATTTTTAAACAATTAAAATCATGCCCAATTATGTAACAAACCGTTTAGAAATAAACGCAGACAGAGAAACAGTACAAAATGTGATGGATTTCTTAAAAGGAGAAACTGATGAAGACAGTACGCCTTGCTATATTGATTTCAACAACATTATCCCTATGCCAAAGGACCTACTGATAGAGGCGTCCACTTCTGGGGAATTTGGTATGAAATATCTCAAAGCAATGCAACGCAAGCCATTCAATTCTCCGGACGATTTGAAAGTCATTCAATGGATGGAAGGATTGACGGAAGAAGGCAGAAAAGAAGCGTTACAGCTTGGAGTATTGTATCTGGAAAATCAAAGAAAGTACGGTTATACCACTTGGTACGAGTGGTCTATCGCCAACTGGGGTACAAAATGGAATGCCCTTAATCAGAATTTTGAAGAACCGAACGTGCTTTGGTTTGATACGGCTTGGGCAGGTGTGCCGCTGCTTATCCAAACACTCTCCGAGAAATTTCCGGACATCGAGTTTCTGTATGCCTATGCGGATGAAGACCTTGGTTCCAACGTGGGTAAAGGGATTATCCGAAATGGAGAAACCGACATGACATTCCCCGATGACGGAAGTAACGAAGCCTTTGAAATTCTTTTTTTCGTAAAACCGGAATTAAAGGAATACTTGGAACTGACAGACGAGGGGTACAGGTGGAAAACCTAAACATTCCCGGACAGACAATATCCAACATGGATTCAGGGTATATCGCAACCGATGTATCCTGGATTCCTGTTGCCGGAAGCTCCGTTTATATTTATTCCATTCCACTCCCTTTTTACAATTTCACGCCTCTTGAACCAGTCTTTTTGGCCGTATGTACCCATCCCTTGGCTGGCCTACTTATCATCTTTGAAACTGCTTTTACTGAAACCGCCAAACACGCCCTTCAGGAGCTTGCCGACAACCCAGAATACCAGCAATACAATTATAATATCTCCCATAAGTCTTACTTTTATAGTTTTAACAATAATAAAAATACAAAATAATAACCGAAAAACAAATATACGATCTTGATTATGTGAAAATTCTATCAGGAATCACCTTCATTTGTTCCGTCCTCTTCCGGTTTCTGTTTGACACGCGGACCGCTGGTTTGGCCACGATCAAGTTTTACGCCATATTTATTGAGTATGCGCCAAATAGAACTTTTGCTGCTAAAACCGCTTGCAGCCCAAATATCATCGAAAGAATGACCGTTGATATACATATCCACGATTGTCTTATCTCGTTCAGCTTTAGGTAATACCTTTGGCACAGCCGGGGCTTTGATATTCTGGCGTAACTTCTCGACATGAGCGGAATATTTTCGTAGTGCGGCAATTTCTTCCGGAAATGCCCCTATTATCCACAACACATCGGCTGCTGTCGTACCGGGGAATAATTCACCGCGAGTATCAACTCTATCATGAATGGATATGACACGTACAATTTTGATACGGCATAGTTCGATGAACGCGGCCAGTTCTCTTAAGCCGCGTGCGGCATTGCTGAATTTGGATATGACTATTTCATCGCCCCTTTGAAGATTCGCCATAAGCTGTTTCCACATAGGTCTCAATGTTTCATGTTCAACTGTTTCCTCTACGATTTGTACACAACCGTATCGCTGCATCCATTCTCTCTCAGCATCAAAACTGTCATTATTTTCCTTGAATATATAGCCAACTTTTGCCATTTTAATATACACTGTTTTGATAACAAGTGCAAATATAGCACTTTCATTTGAATCTAAAATCATATCGTGGAAAAAATCTCGCTGAATCCTTTTTTTAGCTCTTTTTCTTGCACTTATTTTCATTGACAATCATATTGTTAATATGATACCAAAAATTATACTAAATGCGATATAAAAGGGCTTTTGCAACAAAAATAATATATAGATTTGCATTGTTAAATATGAATTGTTGAATATGAAAATTTTAAAATCATACTACAAGGCTCCATCATTTTTGACTGGAAGATGTATCGTTTCATTGACCATATTGGGCCTGATATCATGCAGCGATAGAAATGGCAAATCATTGTCTGAAGCTACGAACGATCCTGCCGGAATATACAGGGAGTATTTGTACAATATACGACGTCAGAAAGATTCTTCATTTCAAGTATTGACCGAACATATCCTACAATGGCAAACTGTAAAAGACTCTGTTTTTAGGCATTTCCGGAATGATACGATCAGTCACCCCCATTCCAATCAGCGTGAAGAGTGTATCAGACTGCATGATTCTATCCGCATTGAGTTCTCACGCTTAGCCCTCTCAAAGACGCGTACTTATCAGGAACTTTTAGCTCTCAAAGGAGAGTTCTCACCTTATAACAATGATGAGGAACTGCATCATGCCGCTGGAGAAATCCGCCCATTTTTCAACTCACTGGATAACCTTCCGTTTCATAAGGGTAACAAAGAGCAAATCCTTGCGGCATACCGTATGTTACTGACCCGAACTATCCGTAATGGCATACATAGCCGCAATGAACTGATTACTTATATCACTAAAGAAGATGCCATATTCCGTGCGTTCCTCTCTCACTTGCACGATTTCGAGGGTGAGAGTATGGCTGACATCACACGTGGTACCGAACAGTGTTGTTCGCAGATATTCCTTGCCGCCGAGAGAAAAGAGATTACCTATCGGGAGGCTATGCTTTATTTGACGATGCGCACCAACCGTCGCCAAATACAAAATATGCAGATTTGTATAGAAGATGTTCGGAACAAAAAAATCAAGACCTCTTCGCAAGCACATGCCTATATATGGATGCTTATCCAACCTTATACTTCATTGGACGGATTCTCTATGACATTGCTTTCCGATAAAGAACGGAAACAACTTGACCGGATGGCGGCACAGACACCTGTGACGTTCAAAACCTTGAGCCGAATCCTGCAATCGGAAAGTGGTCAACTGACTGAATTGCCAGGAATGCTTATGGATATTTTCATACAGACGCTCTAACAATATAAAAATATGAATATGTTACGACATTTTTTCAATGACTTTATGACATTTGTCCCTCTGCAACTACCGCAACTGCTTGATGTGACGACAATGGAGGAAGCACAATTCTACGGTGACTACGCCCTACTGACCTTCCCGCTACGCGACCCTTACGACTTGGAGGAAGTGATGGATCTGTTTGAGGACGATATGGAGCTTATAACTCTCTACCACCACATCCCCACGCACGCTGACAAATTCGGGCATAGCACCTGTGCATACTCCAACCCAGCATTTGGACAGATGTTCAAGATGAATTGCAAGACAGATGCAGACGGTAAGGTAAATAGCATTCTTGTTACCATCTATGATTCTCTTGAGCAGATGTACGGCGAGCTGTGCCTTGATTTGGAACTTCATTCCAAAAGTGGTACATTCAAGTATAAGAAGAACAAAGACGATCTCTTGATGAATTTCCTTTAATGGCCATGTTATGCGGGATACACTATACCGACAAATGGTTTATTGGATTAGGGAATACCGGACGTGGATAGAGGTTGTTGATGACAATTTCTACAAGGAGTATGCTTTGTCAAGAAACGGATATATCAACTACATTGTTTCCCGCACGTTGATACTGCGGGCTTACAAAGACAAAGGCTCATACGCCAAAGGCATGACATGGACAATTCCAGAACATAAACTGGATAAGGCATTGGCAGCCTACCGCAAGCAGGAGCATACGTTCAAGCAACGTATTAAGAAAGCAGCGATATACCTTTCACCGAGGGATGCCGAAGTTATCATCCTGTTGGCCACCCACAATATTGTCCAATTAGAGTTGGTGATACCACCCATTCAAATACGCGAAAAACCCTATTATTTATGATTTGGAATATACTACAACTTATCTTCTGTATAATACTTTTCGTATTGCCATTAACATTGTACAAGAGCCACCGTTCTTTTATGGTAAGGTTCTATGATGCTATGATACACAGTGTAAAGGCTCGTAAACTATATGTACGGGTCGTATTGATTTTGCTATTGCTCTTCCACTATGTTTACATCAGCGGACATGTTGGAGAGTTAGGTATTTTTCTTTCAACCGCTGTCTGTGCCACTATATATTCATTTAGGAGAGCGGACAAGTTATTAAGAGGTTTATGTGACCGACCATGTATGTTTGCCATACTCTCATTGGTGGCATTGGCCATCAGTTTTGTTCCACACTTGTACACGACGGCGGTAACTGCCGCCTATCTTCTTTTGGCTGCCCTGTTCTATCCCTCTGTTCGGGTTATGACCGAATTTCAGGACATAGGCATAATCTCTGAATGGATGAAATTCCCCGGACTATTAGCCGAAAGTTATTATGACCATCATCACGCGATATTGCCGCAAGATGCGGATAGCGGCAACACTGATATATCCGCACAATAGTAATAATTTAAAAATGAAATGAAAATGAAAACCAAGCAGAAAATAGCTGTCCCTATATTGGCAGACAGAGAAGTATTTGACTACCTCAAGGAAAAAGTCGGTGAACGAAAAACAAAGACAGAAGCCTTCTGTGATTTGTTGGATAAATCTTTGGCAGGTTTTGTTTCCCCTTTTTTAAGGAACAAAGGCTACGAACTTCAACCCAACCAGTGCCACGTGACTGTTTCCGACCTTTCATCGGAATGGCATTGGCATAGGGCTACTGTCCGTTCTTTTTTGGATGTAATGGAAGAGTTCGGCTTGTTGAATCGCATCCGGCTTTCCAAAAGCGTCATCATTACCATGACTGTGCAAACCAGCCAATCCACGGAGTCTTGCAATGGACAGAAGAAGTTGAACCTTGCAGAACAGCTACGTGAGGTATTGTCCGATTGGATAATCGGCAAAGTGTCCCTTGACGAGACCGGTATCAAGTGTGAACAACTTGTTCGTCGGGCAATGGATGAAGCTGGCATATGCGATAACTGCCCATCTCCGGACAGTATCACTCGCATCAATCTGGCAGCGGATGATGATGAACGGGCTGTCAAGATTCGTATGGTAGCTTTGGAGTGCATTGCATTTGCCGCCATACAACGGGCACTGCGTAAGTCGAGATTCGACGACAGTGCAGAGTTTATGGACTACTTCCGATTGGAATTGTATGGGGACTGGACAGGACTTGTCGCAACTTCGAAAGGTATTGCCGGGCTTATTCTTGATGTAGATAGGGATGACAATACCGATTATGATGAAGATGACAGGGAGTTCCTTAAAACGCTTTTTAAGCCTTTTCTGGCATTCGCTGCAAAGGCACAAGAGGCAACGTACCAGATTGGAGATTGAAAACAGAACGTATAACCGCAACAATCTACTTTTGTATCCAGTGAAGATCCCTGCCAGTTATAGAAGGCATCTGGGCTTGCCCGTCTGCCACGAACAAAGGGAAGGGGGAGCCTAATACCCCACCTGCCTGACGTTGGTGGGAAGGGTGTCCGAACAAGCAGCAAGCTGGGACACGGTAGATTGTCCGAAACAATATGAAAAACGTATGGCAAATCAAAAACAGGTACTTGACGTGCAGGTGTCGAAAGGGATTACCACCGCCCAAAGTAATGAACATCTGCGTGACCGTAGTGAAAAGGCAGAGAAGTACGCTATGAGTAAGGGAAATTATGATCCTACGCGTAAACGGCTGAACTTCGAGATTGCGCCCGGAGGTAAAATACATCCCATCGACACAAGCCGTAGCATTCCCAAACGGATGGCGGACATATTAAGTCACCGTGGAATCAAAGATCCTAATGAGGGGCTGCTCGAACCAAAATACCGCACGGTGGTAAATATCATCTTCGGCGGTTCACGGAAGCGAATGCAGGAACTTGCTTTCGGTACGCAACAGGTGGACTTTGAAAAAGGTGCGGACAATACCCGCATCGAACGGAAGCGTGACATTGAACGCTGGGCGAAGGATGTTTATTCATTCGTTTGTGGCAGATATGGTGAGCAGAACATCGCTGCATTCATTGTACATCTGGATGAATTGAACCCGCATATCCACTGTACGCTTCTGCCAATCAAGGATAGTCGCTTTGCGTACAAGGAAATCTTCGCCGGTAAGGATAAGTTTGAATATAGTGCAAGAATGAAACAACTTCATACGGACTTTTTCGCAGAAGTCAATACAAAGTGGGGAATGTCAAGAGGAACAAGCATATCCGAAACGGGTGCACGGCACAGAACGACTGAGGAATACCGCCGAATGTTGTCTGAAGAGTGTACAACAATCGAGGATAATATCAAACGCCATCAACAGGTATTGGGTGAACTTCAATCAGACATCCGGTTGGCAGAACGCAGAGTCAAAGGGCTTACGACAATGGTTAGCAATCTTGAAAAGCAGAAAACTGAAAAAGAAACTTTGTTATCGGCAGCCGAGTACAATTTAAAAGAAAACAAAGGCAATGCGGCAGAATTGGCAATCCAAATACAAATGTTGGAAAAAGAGCTGCAAGGAATCATCAGACAACTGGCAGACAAGCAGGAAAAGTTGCAGACGGCTGACCGGCAACTCATCGAACTGAAAAAGGAGATGGGGGCCATTGAAGAACGTACCGAAGAACTCAAAGAGGAGGCCTATCAATATTCCCGTGATGTACACTCCAAAGTGGATAGCTTGTTTAAAGACGTCCTACTGGAGAGTATAATCAGCGAGTATCGTAACGCATCGGCACAAATGAATGTTTCAGAACGACAGCTCTTTGACGATTCACTGGTACAGTCTATCGCCGAGCGGGGTACGGAAATCATGCACTGTGCGACAATGCTATTTCTCGGAATGGTAGATGATGCCACTACATTTGCCGAATCACATGGTGGTGGAGGCGGAGGGAGTGACCTCAAATGGGGACGCGACGAGGACGAGGACAATCGGGCATGGGCACTCCGCTGTATGAGGATGGCGAGCCGCATGATGCGCTCGACTATCGGCAAGAAATCTAAACGGTAAATGGCATACGCCTTACACCTGATTAAAAGTATAACTAATGAAATCATTGGAATATGACGAAACAAATTATTTTCATCTTCGCTTTGCTCTGCACGTTGCAGGCACAAGCAAGTGTACAACCCGTACAGAAGGACACTGTACGACACACTATTCATTATGAAGTAGCGGAATTGCTTCAACCGATGCAGCCCGTCTATCTCAACGGGGTGCTACTTCCGGCATCCCGAACCGGCAACTGGTTTGTTAGCATATCCGGAGGTGCGACAGTTCTTCTTGGTACACCTCTCGGTTGTGAAGACCTTTTTGGACGAGTGAAACCTTCGTACAGCCTCGCTGTCGGCAAGTGGTTTACTCCTTTGGTCGGCGCAAGGGTAAATTATAGTGGCTTGCAGTTTAAGGATGCACAATTATCTACGCAGGATTACCATTATATCCATGCAGATCTCCTGTGGAATCTCCTTGGACGCAGATATGCCCGACAGGAACAGGTACGTTGGAGACTTGCACCCTTTATGGGTGTCGGTCTGCTACATAACGCCACCAACGGGAACAATCCCTTTGCGCTTTCTTACGGCATACAAACACAATACCGTATTTCCAAACGGGTTAGTGCTATGCTGGAACTCTCTAACACAACTACATTCCAGGATTTCGACGGGTATGGCTATCCAAACCGTCCGGGCGATCACATGCTTTCGCTGACTGCCGGATTCACCTTTCATCTCGGTAAGGTCGGCTGGAAGCGCGCGGTGGATACGGCACCCTACATCCATCGGAACGAACTGCTTGTCGATTATGGTAACTTCCTTTCGGAGGAGAACAGGCGTTATGTGGGACGTCACAATCAAGACAAGCGAACGCTCGTGGAATTAAAGAAAATTCTGGAAATCGAAGGACTACTCGATACATATAGCCATATCTTTGACAACGACGATATAACCGGATGCAGATATCCTATAAATAATTATAGCGGTTTGAACTCGCTTCGTGCAAGGTTGAAGCATAGCTATTGGGACGGGTCGTCACCTCTTGACACGACTATTCTTCAGACTGAGAATGGAAAGCCATCGTATAATTATACGGCTTCCCGAAATGTGCCGTCCGCCCATCAGGACACTCTCGCTATGGATTCCACGGTTCTTTCATACGCTGATGGAGAGTGCATCGGTGCACCCATCTATTTCTTCTTTGCTCTCAATACGACACATTTGACGGATACCTCACAGAGGCTTAATCTTGACGAACTGGCTCGTGTAGCTAAGAAATACAGTTTATCCGTGAGGGTAACTGGTGCTGCCGACAGTTCTACAGGAACATCAAGTATCAATGATTCTTTGAGTATATCGAGAGCAGGTTTTATTACCGCAGAACTGGAACAACGTGGAATACCAGCCAAGCGGATTATCAGAGTTAGCAAAGGTGGAATTGCCGACTATATGCCCGTGGAAGCCAACAGACATACGAAAGTGGAGTTGTTTTTTCCAAAAGCGAAATAGAAATTTCGCATAATTGATGTTTAACTTTGTCATAATCAATGAAGCCTCTCCGCTGTGAAGCGAAGAGGCTTTTTCGATATGGTACACGTGAAGTTCGCCATATTCCTACTGTCAGAACCAGAATGAAAGTTATTTCGATGCTTCAAGTGACTCTTTTCTGAACTGTTTGAGAAGTTTTTCAAGTTCAAGTGATACTTTGCGGGCACGAGTTCCGGCAGCTTTGTTGCCTTTCTCCATCTGGAGGTTGGCATCTTTTGAGAATTGATCGAACAATTCACAGATTTGTGTAAATGTTTTTTTCATTGTTATGTTCTTAATATTATATAATACGTTGGCAAAGATACTAAAAATCTCTGGAATAACCTCGAAAAACGGGAGAAATGACGCTAAACGACTTAATATCAGAGTTGTTACGGTGTCAAATGATGACAAGCCGAAAAATCGGGAAACGCAAAGAAAAGCGGATTTAAGAAGAAGAATGGTTTGCAAATCATTACCCGTGAAAGAGTAAGATTTAACATATGAGAGATGCTATTGCACCGTTTGTCACCGATTTGCGTATCAAGGTCTAACTCGTTGATATTTAACTTTGCAAACAAAAAACGAGTATGACAAGAAGTACATTCAAAGTGCTGTTCTACGTGAACGGCAGCAAGGAGAAAGACGGTATTGTCCCCATCATGGGACGAGTGACAATCAACGGTACTGTGGCGCAGTTCAGTTGCAAGCAGACCATCCCGAAAACCCTTTGGGATGCGAAAGGCAACCGAGCCAAAGGCAAGAGTGCCGAAGCACGGAACATCAATCTGGCATTGGACAACATCAAGGCGCAAATCATCAAGCACTATCAGCGCATATCCGACCGAGAGGCATACGTAACGGCTGAAATGGTGCGCAATGCCTACCAAGGGGTAGGAAGCGAGTATGAGACACTGATAAAGGCTTTTGACAAGGATTGCGCCAACTTTCTGAAACGTGTCGGTAAAGACCGCAGCATCGGCACGTACAAGGTCATGGTAAGGGCAAGGAACTATGTCGCAGCCTTTATCAAGTCATTCTACAAACGGACAGACATGTCCATGCTGGAACTTACACCCGACTTCATCAAGGAGTTTGCGGCTTATCTTACAGCTGAACGGGGACTGAAAAACGCCACCATCTGGCTGAACTGCATGTGGCTGAAAGGCGTGGTCATGCGTGCGCACTATAACGGACTGATACCGAGAAATCCGTTTGCGCAGTTCCATATCAGCCCGAATGTTAAGGAACGGGAGTATCTGACAGAGGACGAAATCAAAAGAATCATGGCGCACGAGTTTGACAACCCCACCCTCGCATTGGTGCGAGACCTGTTCATTTTCGCCTGCTTCACCGCCTTGTCTTTCGTGGATATGAAAGAACTCACAACGGATGAAATAGTGGAGGTGAACGGTGAGAAATGGATATTGTCGAAACGGCACAAGACAAATGTCCCGTTCCAAGTGAAGTTGCTGGATATTCCCTTGCAGATAATCGAACGGTACAAGTATCTGTCGGAAGACAAGCTGGTTTTCGGGAAAATCAACTATTGGACGATGTGCAAACAGCTGAAAAAGGTAATGGCGGAATGCGGAATAGAGAAGCATATCTCCTACCATTGCGCACGTCATACGTTTGGAACACTGGCTCTTAGCAAGGGGATGCCCATTGAAAGCGTGAGCCGTGTTCTGGGACACACGAACATTGTCACGACTCAAATCTATGCGAAGATAACCACGCAGAAACTTGACAATGACCTGACGATGTTCGGCAACAAGCTGAACGCATCGTTCGGAAGTGTAACCCCATAACCAAGCATAGCCATGAAACGAAGCATCATCACAACGGACGGCAACGGCAACATCACCTTGCCGACCGACATTAGCGCAACCGCCATGAGCGAATGGGAACTTTGCGACCTGTTCGGAGTAACCGCCCCGACATTCCGTGCAGGGCTGAAGGCTCTTTGCAAGAGCGGAGTTTTAAGGGAATACGGGATAAGGCGAAGCATACGGGTATCCGATAATTGCTGTATGGAGGTTTACAACCTTGAAGCGATAGTTACCCTCGCTTTCCATATCGGCACATTCGGAGCGGAACGGGTACGCAATGCCGTTCTTGAAAGACTGTACCTGCGAAAAGAGAAAACAAGCATCTTCTTCTCGCTGAATACCAACGGTATATCCAAATCCGAATACTTCTCGTAGCTGAATGCCTGACATTATTCACTCGGTAAGTCAGTAATTCATTAAGTCAGTACGACAGAACGACAGACGCTCTGATTTTTTCTCCCGAAAAGCGTAATCCGACATTTGCTTTTCGGGAGTTTTTCCGTTTGCACAGCCCCAAGCCATTGAACGTTTTTGTTTCGGGGGCTATTTGTCACCATTCTGCCGTGTTTTGCATAACAACCTATCCGATAATTGATTATATTTTTGCAGCTGGTAATTTTCAAACTTAAAACCATTTGATTATGTCAGCTATCGAACAACAAGACAGCCACAGATCGCCATCGGATGGCGGCATGGCAAAGGAAGAATTTATCCGTGTCGGGACAACGCTCTACAAGATTGTGGAGCAACCGAGACTGAACGGAGGGTATGTGAAGAAACGCATCGCATGGAACAACGAGACCCTGCGACAGGATTACGGCAAGGATTACATCGGCAGCGTTCCCAAGTATGACGGCTTCTGCACCGTACCCGAACACATCGGCTACCGTTCCGTGGTCGGCAAGTTCCTTAACCTTTACGAACCGATAGACCACCGACCGCAGGAGGGCGATTTATCGCATATCCAATCTTTGGTACAGCACATCTTCGGGGAACAATACGAGTTGGGGATGGACTATCTACAACTGCTTTACCTGCAACCGATTCAGAAGTTGCCTATCCTGCTGTTGGTGTCGGAAGAACGCAACACGGGCAAAAGCACCTTCCTGAACTTTCTGAAAGCCCTTTTTCAGAACAATGTGACTTTCAACACCAACGAGGATTTCCGCAGCCAGTTCAATTCCGACTGGGCTGGCAAGTTGCTTATCGTGGTGGATGAGGTGCTGCTCAACCGCAGGGAGGATAGCGAGCGGTTGAAGAACCTCAGCACCACACTTTCCTATAAGGTGGAAGCCAAAGGCAAAGACCGTGACGAGATTGCGTTCTTCGCCAAATTCGTGCTGTGTTCCAACAACGAGCATCTGCCCGTAATCATAGACGCAGGGGAAACACGCTATTGGGTGCGCAAGATAAACCGCTTGCAGTCCGATGATACCGACTTCCTGCAAAAGCTGAAAGCGGAGATACCCGCCTTTCTCCATTTCCTGCAACACAGAAAACTGTCCACCGAAAAGGAAAGCCGGATGTGGTTCAACCCCACATTGCTGCATACAGAAGCCTTGCAGAAGATTATCCGTAGCAACCGCAATCGGCTGGAGATAGAGATGTCGGAACTGCTGCTTGACATTATGGTTGCAATGGATGTGGATAGCGTTTCATTCTGCCTTAACGACCTTGTCGTACTGCTGGTGCACTCGCAGGTAAAGGCGGAAAAGCACCAAGTGCGTAAGGTGGTGCAGGAGTGCTGGAAACTAACACCTGCACCAAACGGGCTTACCTACACCACTTATCAGGGCAATTACAACAGAAGTTGTCACTATGAGCCGATAAAGAGGGTGGGACGCTTCTACACCGTCACAAGGGAGCAACTCGAATCCCTGTAATACTATCATTTTTCTGTTGAATTGTTGAATATGGGTATAAATACACTGACAATAAACGATATACATTCTCAACAAAATTTCAACAAGCCAAAAGAGAAGTTGAGAGACCACCGACACCCGTTTGTGGATTTCTCTTTTGGTGAGCGGTTTGTTGAGAAGATGTTGAGAGGTTACGAGGCTGTATATAAACATATTACATCAACAGTTCATCAAATCAACAAATTTTCATCAACTTCAAAACCGTATGTAATATGACAATCCAAGATGTAAAGCAAATCAAACTGGCAGACTATCTGCAAAGTCTGGGCTATACGCCTGTAAAGCAACAAGGCAGGAACCTGTGGTACAAATCACCGTTACGGGAAGAAACGGACGCATCGTTCAAGGTAAACACCGAGCTTGAAAAATGGTACGACTTCGGCATCGGCAAAGGCGGTAATATCATTGCATTGGCAGCGGAACTCTACCATTCGGGAGATGTAGCCTATCTGCTGAAACGCATAGAGGAGCGGACAGCATACATCCGCCCTGCATCGTTCTCTTTTGGCAGACAGCATTCCGACAATCAGCCTTATCAGGGATTAAGGGTTGGTGAGTTGTCCTCTCCTGCTCTTATCGCCTATCTGCAAGAAAGGGGAATAAACATCGGACTTGCCAAAAGAGAATGCAGGGAGCTTCGGTTTATGAATGCCGACAAACCCTATTTTGCCATCGGCTTTCCGAACATGGCAGGAGGATATGAAGTGCGCAACAGATACTTCAAGGGATGTGTCGCCCCGAAAGACATCACCCATATCCGACAGCAGGGCGGACAACGATGTATGTGTTACCTGTTTGAGGGGTTCATGGATTACCTTTCATTCCTTACCATCCGAGTAGAAAACAATCCGCAACACCCGCGATTGGACACACAGGACTATATCATATTGAACTCCGTTTCCAATCTTGCAAAAGCGGAAAGCATATTGGAGACCTACACCCAAGTCGGCTGTTTCCTTGACAACGACACGGCAGGACGGAACACCTGCACGAAACTGAAAGAGAAGTTTGGGGAACGCCTGCTTGACAAGTCAATGTACTATCGTGAGTATAAGGACTTGAACGACTACCTGTGCGGTAAGCCCTTGTCCCAATCGGCAGAGCCGATAAAGGAGAAGAAGCAAGTCCAATTCGCAAGGCGGATGATGCAGCCACCGAAAAAGAAAGGGGGATTTCATCTGTAATATGCACGTTCGCTTTCCCAAAGGTATTTAGACAGAAATACCATAGCTCAATAGGGCGTTTTCTTCACGCATTACTCCGTAACGCTAAAAACACCCTATCGAGCCAAAGGGAAATCCCTTTGGAAACCCTGTGCAAACGAGTGCAGCAAGGACTCATTTGCATAATAAACCCTGTGAACCGATGCCACAGGCAGAGAGAAGAAACATAACGATAACCGCAAAAATAGAAATAATATGGGATATTTTTCATTGGACATAAAGAAAGCAAAGGGGACATCGGACACCACGCAGTCCGACCATATAGAGAGAAAGATAATACCTAAAAACGCAGACCCGACAAGAACACATCTGAACAGGGTGCTTGTCGAATACCCCGATGGCGTTCACGGCAGGGATGAAGCGATTGCCCACAGGCTGAACACGGCAGGCATCAGACGGAAAATCACACACGACCAAGTCCGTGTTGTCCGGGTGGTTTTATCGGGTACGCACGAGGACATGATGAACATACAGGAAAAAGGAAAGCTTGATGAATGGTGCAACGACAGCATCCAATGGCTTCAAGCCACATTTGGCAAAGACAATGTGGTTGCTGCCCATCTGCACATGGACGAGAAGACTCCACACATCCACGCAGCCGTTGTTCCCATCGTAATAGGTGAAAGGCGCAAAGCCAAGAAAGAACAGACGGACGGCAAGCGCAAGTACCGCAAGAAAACAAATTCCGTCCGTTTGTGTGCCGATGACCTGTTCAACCGCCAGACCTTGATTGCCTACCACGACAATTACGCAAGGGTGATGACGAAATACGGATTGCAACGTGGGGTACGGGGCTCGGAAGCACGGCACACTACCACCATGCAGTATTATCGGGACTTGAAAAAGAAGAATGAAACCCTTGAAACCGAAACCAGACTATTGCAGGAGAAGAAGACCAAAGCGCAGGAGGAGTTGAGACAGGTAAAAGCGGAAATCCGCACCGACAAGTTCAAAAGCGCAGCCACCGATACGGCAACCGCCCTTGCAAGCAGTGTGGGTTCTCTTTTCGGAAGTGGAAAAATGAAATCATTGGAACGTAGGAACGAGGACTTGCAAGACCGCATCCTTGAACTTGAAGACGAAGCCCGACAACGGGAACGGCAACAAGCCGAACAGATACAGGAGATAAGAAACGCTTACGAGCAACAGCACCGTAAGCTGTCGGAGTTTACAGATTTTGTCAGACGCTACTTTCCGTATGTGGAGAAGCTTATACCTGTGGTAAACTTCCTACGTGAACGTTTGGGTTTCAATGACGGAATAATCAGAAGACTGTGCGAGTTCAAGGAGGTCGGAATAAAAGGTAAACTCTATTCTTCCGAGTTTAACCGAAGTTTTGATACCCGACATTCTGTCTGCTCCATCAAACAGGATGAAAGCGGTAAATTCGATTTCAAGATAGACGGGGTTTCACATGTGAACTGGTTCAGAAAGAAGATGAATGAGTTTAGGGAAGCCATGGGAATACCTAAGCAGAAACAAGATAGAGGTATAAAACTATAAATCAAAGGAACGGCCGTAATAATCTGCCTGTATTGAGCGGATTATCACGGCTTTTTTATACTTTTGCAAATGGATTGAGACAACTCTGTCCAAAGACATATGAAAATAGAAGAAGCGTTATGCTCATCTTGTACTTGAAAACGTAGGAAATTTTCAATTAGATGCAAGGATAGCATAGTGGTTCTCACGCATATAGCGTGGGCTGCTATTGTTACATCTGCATCTATGGTTTCCTACGACCTTCAAGTAAAGAGTGTGGCATACAGTTCCACGCTTTTTAGTTTAGCCTTATGGTGACAAATATGAATAACATAAAATGGAATATAAATGATATTAACTGCACAACAGAAGCAAGCAATGATAATGATTGAAAAGTTCATTGCAGATAAAGATAGCCAAGTATTTATTTTGAAAGGATATGCAGGTACAGGTAAAACGACATTGATTCGTAGTATTGCAGATTATTTATCTACTCAATCTTTACATATTCAGTTAATGGCTCCGACCGGACGTGCTGCAAAAATATTACGTTCTAAATTACCAAATTATGGTGCTTCTACTATTCATAGGGGAATCTATAATTTTTCTCATCTAATAGTGGAAGAATCTGAAGGAACACTTAAATATATATTTCCACTTAAAGATAACCACGAGAGGTGTATTTATATTATTGACGAAGCCTCCATGATTAGTTCTCGTGAATCAAAGAATGAACTTTTCCAATTTGGTACAGGAGTATTAATAAAAGATTTACTTAGTTATGCAAGATTAAACTTCGGTGGAAAGGTAATTTTTGTTGGTGACCCTATGCAGTTGCCTCCCGTAGGTGATGATTGTTCTGTTGCATTAGATGAAACTTATTTTGATATACTAGAAATGAATGTATATTCTTATGAGCTCACAGACATTGTTCGTCAAGATAAGAATAGTTGTATTTTGGCTAATGCTACAATACTTCGTGAGTTGATTCGGAAAAAAGAACGAAATCGCCTTGTGTTCAAGAAAAAGGAACATGAAGTAATGGATATTGGAGCAATGGAAGTTGCTAAGAAATATTGTGAAGATCCAGAACAATCGTCTGCTATAGTTTGTTTCTCAAATCAACAAGCAGCTGATTATAATACGGCTATTCGTAATATAATATTTCCTGAAACGAATCATGTGGCGGTAGGAGATAAATTGATGGTAGTATGCAATAGCTACTATTATGATAAATGTGAATTATTGAATGGTGATATCATAACTGTAGTAGAAACATCAAATGATATTATCTCTCAGTCTGCACCTATTTGGACTGAAAAAAATGGGAGAAAAGTAAAAGAAATCATTACGCTTGATTTCAGAGAAATAAGTTTTCAAGTAGAAGATGGTAATATTTATAAACGCTATATTATTGATACATTACTCCAAAACAAGCGACCTTCACTGACAATTGACGAAATGAAGGCTCTTTATATCAATATGGTAATGCGTATGCGTACGGAGAAAGGATTGACTAATCCTAAATCTGAAGAATTTACTAAGGCAATGTGGGGAGACCCTTTCTACAATGCTCTTCATGTAAAGTACGGTTATGCTTTTACATGCCATAAATCACAGGGTGGTGAATGGAATACAGTTTATGTAGATTTTTCAAGACGCACAGGGCTTGATGTGGATAGCCTTCGTTGGAAATATACAGCGATAACTCGAGCTTCTAAGATGTTATGGTGTATTAATCTTCCTGATGTAACACCTATTACATCTCTTAAAATAACCCCTATCAATAAAACTGCAAAAACAGCTGTTAATGCTTTATCTTTTGATAATATAGAGGATACACCTTTTCATCCTTCATCAATATTACCTTCAGTAAAATGTAAATATTGGTCTGTTGTAAAGAATATGAATGGAACTCTATATTCAGTAAAGAACGTTATCTGTAAACCTTGGAGAGATATTTATGAAGTAAATACACCAACCGGTATAGTAAGAATTGATGCAATATATAATGGAGCAGGTCTGTTTACAAAATATGAAACAGATGCCAATGACACTGAGTTGTTGTTTTTCTTCCAGAATGATGAAAATATCAAATATAAAATAGACTATCATCCATCTTTGGAGTCATTAAAGATGCTACATAGTCGCATGATTTCTTTGTGTGATGAATGTGGTATCATATTAACAAATGTGGTGGAAGAACATTACCAACTCGTATATTATATGAAAGCTTCTGGTAATTATGCTGCTATAACTTTTTTCTTTAATGGGAAAGGGTTTATTAACTATGCTGCTCCACTTTCTGATATCGGAGAAGCTGATATTAAACTGTCACAACTCATAGAAAAATTAACATAATAGAAGAATACTAATGTCTGTAAAAGAAGTAACATTATTGCGTAAAAGTGGTAATCTAAAAGAAGCATATAAGATGGCCATAGATGATCTGAAAGAAGATAGGAATAACCCATGGGCACAAATGTCTCTCTTTTGGGTTCTGCGTGATATATGTCAGCAACTATGCAATAGAAACGCCATAGATAAAGCTAAAATTTGCTTGAAAGAGATGTCTTCATTACTTCCTACAATGGTGGATGATAGTGGCGCAGGAGAAAGAGCTTATACTAATTTGTATAAACGATTGCAACCTAACGCTGATGCTATTTCAAAAGCATCCGAGCTATCAAAAAATGATCCTTCAAATGCTTATGTTCAGGTAAAGAATTATATTGACTCTGCAAATGATGTAGATTCAGCTTTGCATGAAGAGTTAGGCTGGATAATTTATCGTTATATCAAGGCTAAAATTTCAAATTTGACATCGTTGGAAATAAGAACGTTGCTAAAAGACTATATGTATCTTAGGAATGAACGTCCTTCAATGCTTCATTCTCAAATATTGAACTTTGCTTTGAGTTTCTCAAAAGAACATTCTGATTTTAGTTTTTACCGTTTCTTTATGCTCTGGGAACCAGAAAATTTACGTTATGAAGATTTGAACAAGGGCTATTACAATGGTAGTGAAATTCCCTCGCTTATTTCTCGTATATGTCGTCAAATTGTAAATAGCGGCGAGGATATTGATGTCGAGATGCTGTGTGAAAAGATAAATCTCCCAAAAACAGAAACACTTGACCTGTTACGTGAACCGCAGTTTTGGGAAATTATGAATCTTCATAAAGAAGGTAAAATGCGTGAGATGTTTGAAGCTTTTACTGTCTATAATAAAAGAAACGCCGTTTATGGTGCTTCTCATTGGCATTCTGAAGTGTTGAAAATTGCAGAGCGTCACATGAATGGTCAAGAAACATGGAGATTTATTTACTTTTTTAGAGATTGGAGATATGAAAACCTCATGGATGCTGATTGGAAAGAAGAAACAGATAATAATGGTAACACTTATAAACCTTTGGCTGTTAAAGCAGCAAAGAAGTGTTATGAATATCTCAAAGAATCACACCCAAGAGATGCAGAACTAGTATCTTGGTTAGATTCATTGTATAATGTTCTTATTGAACGTGCTAAAAAAGATGAATGGATATTAAGACAACGAGCAATAATATATACATGGCAACAGCAATATGACCTTGCTATCAATGTGTACAAATCTTTATTACTTGAAATGAGTGAAAAATACTATGTATGGAGTGAATTGGCAGATTGTATACAAGATAGTAATGAATTAAAGATAGCATTGCTTTCTAAGGCTTTACTTGTTGAACGAAATGAAGATTTTCTCAGCTCTATTCATTTGACTTTAGCCGACCTGCTTATAAAGGAAGAGCTAACATCTGAAGCCTTATGCGAATTGAATATATATAAGAAATTTCATGAAAACACTTCCCGGAAATACCAAGAATATATTGAACGAGTCGACATATCAGTTATTCCGCCCAATAATAATAAGCTATTGTATAATAGATATGCCACCATTGCTGAAGAGTACGCTTTTTCAGAAATTGAAGCAAAAGAGGTTACGCTGGTGGATAGATGGGAAAAAGACGGAAAAACTTATTGCACTCTCACAAATGGGGTAGACGTTATATTTCAAGTGAATGTAAAGCGGTTTCCTTTTTTGACGAATGCGATATTTGGTTCTGTTTTTAGAGTAAAGTGTCATGTAGATAAAGAGGAAAAGCAAATTCAGACAAGTTGCTTCTCTTGGAATAAAACAAAAGTGACAGAAGCTAAATATATACCTCTTTGCATGCATAAGAGTGAAACAAGGCTATGGATGGGACTTCCCCAAAAGTTTGGATATGTAGAATATTTGAATGAAGAGAAGAAAATTCTACATATTGTAACGCAAGATTCCCAGCAAATATTTCAAGCTTTTAAAGAAAAATGGGGCACTATTTCAAAAGGGGATTTTGTCAGTTTCAGAGAATATACTATTATAAAAAAGAATGAAAACAAAGTAGTTATTGCTAATGTAGAAAAAGTAAATAAAGAAACTGCTTTACCGAATTTTAATTCTGGTATTGTGGTCGTTGACGATATAAACATACAAAAAAAATTATTCCATTACACTTTCGGTCAAGGAAAAATTGGAGGTATCGTATTCTTTAATGATACGGATCTTCGTCCCGAAGTAGGACAATGCTTGAAAATATTCTATTGTGTAACAAAAGACAGGAAAGGTGAAAAAAGGCCTATTGTACTTAATGTAGAAGAAACTGCAGAAATAAACACAAGTGCAATAAAGACAATTCAAGGTCACTTAGAATTAAAATATAAAAATGGTTCTTGGGATGATTCTCCTGATTTTGCATTTATTGGTGATTACTACGTTCATCATTCTGTTCTTTGTGAGTATAATATCACGAAAGACTGCTATGTTACTGCCGATGTTATATATGCTGGACAGGGTAAATGGAAAGTTATAAAAATACATCAATAGAATTATTTGACAAGAGACAAAATATATCCTATTTTTATTGCTTGCCAAATAATTTTTATACCTTTGCAATAATAAAGAGTTACTTGAATGCAATTCAAGGCAGAACATAGCATATGGCACAGTTGCTAATTCATTACCTCAAAATCGGGTAATTCTCCTAAAGTCTTTTGTATAAGGCACTAACAGAAGTTTTCCAGAATTAGCAAAAATATTTTTTTAGGACTTATATTAGCTCTGTTATATATTTCGCCTATAACATGATACCCCTTTTTATGTTTTTCCATTCTGAGTATTCCCTTATCGCACCATCGGCAAATCTGGCCGAAGAGATTTTATATGCAAAGGTACAGTGTCCGGGCGATTGTCAAGCACCGCTATGCTAACGGTTCCTGGATATTTTACGGCAGCCTTCCTCAAATCAAAGATTGACTTTCAGTCCCCTTCTCATTGCAAGGTATAAAAGGACAAGCCTGCTTCTGCTCTGACATTCGAAGGGTGGGTATTCCGTTCCATTCCATTCACTGTTTACTTGTCTTATCGCCCTTATTCCACTGTTAATCCTGCATAAAAATCAATCCCCGGCAAGAAGCCGAAAGAGCTTCAAGCAAAGGGAAATAATAAATCAAAGAATATGGGAAAATACGATTTTATCAAGCTGGGTAATCTTCTTTATTGGCATGACCCAGATAGTGGTCTGTCTAATGGGGTTTACCAAGTGGCTTCTATTCCGGAAAACATTGAAGAGGATAGCGTTATTTTGATTGCATCTGATACTTCGGAAGCGGAGGTTTTTCCTTCAGAATTATCACCGATACATACCGGTAGAAGTCATAAAGAAGACTTTTTGCGTTGGAAAACAGAACGTGAAGCTGAAGGTATTGAGTTTTACGACCGCCTTTCCAAAGTGATGGATACGGAAAACGACTTGAGTGTGGGAGATATGGTGGCGTTTACAAACGATTATGGAGTGATATTTGGACCTTGTGAGGTCTTAGCTTTTGGGAATCTCTGTAATAGTGGCAGATGTGTATATATTGACAGTGATTCTTATTGGTTTCCTAACCGTCCCGACCAACTCACCATCATAAGAGGTGCGGAATGACAACAACATATCCACCTGTAGCCAAAGCAGGTGGATAGCATTTCCTTGTATTGTATATTCAGCCTGATTACTCTTATAGCCATGCTCCACCGAACTCCCGTTACCGCTCTTATTCCTTGTTTACTCGTCGTACTCCATTTCTAACAGTATAACACATTTATTGACCTGACATACGCCGTAGGTCTGTTTTCGTGTGCAAAGGTACGGTGGACAAACACGGTCCAAGTACCGCTGTCACTACCTGAAATGAAATTTGACGTAACCTTCCGTAATCACAGATTCCGGTATTCATAAAATTTCATTTCTGGTTCCTTGTCCGTTGTTTTTGCATTCACCGTTTGAAACGCACATGAAAACACTCCTTTTGGGCGAAGTCGGAAGGCTTTAAAAAAGGGAATAAAAGAAATTCTAATATAAAAAATTACGATTATGCCAAATTGGTGCAGTGCGTCATATGCTATAGAGGGTGACGCGGAAGAAGTAAAAAGCCTCTACAAGTTGATGAAAAGGTTACAAGAACAGAAAGAACCGTCTGTTCCTAACGGTTTCGGTAAAACATGGTTGGGATGCCTTGTGAATGCTTTGGGTGGCGATTATAACAAAATTCATTGCCGAGGTGACTGGAGTAACCTCGAAATGGAGGGCAATATCTTGAAATTCACAACGGAAACAGCTTGGTCTCCGTGTGATGAAACATTTGAACTTGTATGTGAGAAATTCCCAACACTATGTTATTTCTATCAATCGGAAGAGCCAGGTCTGGCTGAGTATTGGACAAATGACCAAGAGGGCAAATACTTTCCCGACAAGTACATTGCAGACCTATGTACTCCAGACGACAAATGGTACAAGGAATATTTTGTCAACCAGACAGAAATATTCAAGTGGTTTGAAGAGATAAGCGGTCAGTCTGTCGAATCAATAACAGAAATTCTTGCTATTGCCGAACAATGGAAAAATGAAAATGACAAATCTTTCTGTAACATCTATGAATATGCCGCAGGCTAAGACTAATCCGATGCAGAAAACGAAATGACGGTATGCTGACAGCGTTCAGCGAACTATCATTATCCGATAAGCCTCTCTAATTTGCCATGCAGATTGGAGAGACTTTGTCGCCTCCAGCCCTTTTATACAGTCGCAGAGTGCTTCTCCAGTCTTTTATATTCTTCCAATCCGGATATTCTTTATATCGCACATCGGCAGTTCTTATCTGAGAGATTTTGTATGCAAAGATACAGCTTTAGAATGGTCGTCAAGTAACGCTGCGCTAACAGTTTCCGGATACTTGTGGCAGCCTTCCGCATATCGAAGATTTGGGTATTCCACTTCATTCCATTCACTATTCACTTGCCTTATCCATCCTTTCCTTGCTGTCAATTTCGCATAAAAATCATTCCTGACAAGAAGCCGGAAGAGCTTCAAGCAAAGGGAATAAAGTTTAATCATTTAAATTTTAAAATTATGCACAGCCGAATTTTTCAGATTTCTAAAATGGGGATAGAAAAAGAAAACTATCTGAATGAAGACACTCTCCATCAGGGAGATGGCAGTTTCTATGACTATTGTGCGGAGATAGATGACGAAGAACGTAAGGAAGATATTCGTTATTTGGTCAATACTGCCCTACCCAAAGATATATTCGAACTTGTAGGCGATGACACCATGCGCTACATTGGTGGTGTGGAACAATGGAAAGAGAACTTTGTGACTAACATCCGTAAGAAAGCTGAAGCTATTACGACGGAAAATATGTTGGAGTTTGTAGGCCCTGTTTATCAACTTGAAAAGGCATTGGAAAATCCATTGGATATTGCGTATCATTTCTATTTGGACGGAGAGGGATACCAGTCATTTGCCGAAAAATCTTTTGCATTTATGGAGTTTGTCTGCACGCTTGAACCGGGAACGATACTCTATATCGGAGGAGTCATCGACTATCACTTCTGATACTCCATATGATTTTTTTAAAGCCACCCGCAACTCAAGCGGGTGGTTATCATCTTCCTATATAACAGTCCGATTACTTTTATAGACCATGTTCTGTCGAACCTCTGTTACCAATTCACAGCCTCTTTTACCGATTCTATATTACCTGTTCTAATTGTATTACATTCTCACAGTCCCGACATGCACCGTTGTTTGTTTCGTGCGCAAAGGTACGGTGGCAAACGATGTTCAAGTACCGCTGTTGCTACCTGAAATGAAATTTGACGTAACCTTCCGCAATCACAGATTCCGGTATTCATAAAATTTCATTCCGGTTACTTGCTCATAGTTCTTGCATCCACCGTTGAAAATGCACATGAAACAACCTCTTGGGTGAAGTCGGAAGGCTTCAAGAAGAGGGAAATAAAAAACAACTTAAAAAAAATAAATGCAATGAGAACTAAAACACTCTACAGATGCGATGCACAGAAAATAGACATCAGTCGTTTCCCTAACTTTCACATAACAGGAAGTATAACCGGAATGAAGAAACTCTATTATGGCAAGAATGCTTTATTGGTACATTGCGGAAGCTGGATTTACAACGTGTCAAGTGAACCCGAAGTTTATTATAATATAGCACATTAGTAGTATGAAAAAAGGTTATAAAAAAGATTTTCAGAGTTGGAAAGGTATAGTAACTCTAAAATTACTTTGCTGCAATATAGCAGCAGGTCGTTTTGATTGGAAGAAATATTGTACGCCACAGCCTTATTGTGGTCAGGAGATTTGCGTTATACCGCTACATTGTTCTTATGGACAGATAGGCTACACTGTGTATTTCCCTTATTCTGATATGCCGGAAGTGGAATACGATTGGGAAATGAACAAATTAACTATTGACAAAGAGAATTGGGAGAATTATTTACAGAATTAATATTAAAAATATGGCACAGAATTTTTATACCAAATGGCAGAACGCAATCCTTGCAGATGCAGGAGTCTATGTTTCAAAAAAATACCGCAGTTTCCAAACTGCCTTAGTACGTGAGATTTCCAAGTACGCAACAGCCGTTGGCGCAAAAGTAACATTCAACTTAAAGGGGCATTATAATACCTCTTGTTTCATAGAACGTAACGGTAAATTCGTTTACATCAGTCACTCTTCCGGTTTGTCCCGAATGGGTAGCGGTGTAAAAATAGAACTCGATTCTTTCTTAATCCGGACAGCCCAACACGCGAAAGATTACAGAGGGGGACATAATCAGTATTGCGATATAACAAATTTACAGTCTATGATAGATAATTTGTTAGAGTAATAAAATAAATTCAAGAAAAGGTACGGAGCAAACAGCTCCGCATCTTTTTCCGTTTTATCGGCGCATTCCGCCGCTGTACTCTGCTTCTTGTAGCTCTTCCCGGTATTCCTCCATATTATTCAGCTTTTCGTTCACGGTTTGCAGGTTGGCATCCAACGAAGCATTATGGTCGTATGGGAAACGATGTTGTGCGACAAGTCCCGCATTAGTAACCGGCCCGATATCTATCATGTCGGATTCTTTATTATAGCTGACATACAGCACATCACCATTCGGCATTTCAAATGCAGGAATCTTTTGTTGTGTCATGATAGCGAATTGTTCCGCAGCCATCTCCTTGGCTACCCCTTTTAATGTATCTCCAGCATGTTCGATACCATAACGCCTGATATGGTCGCGTACTTCCTTTTCCGTGAATTTCAGCATCACTTCATAAGTTCCCCCGACACTCCCATTGTACACCACAGCAAAATCCTTGTCCTCAATCAAAAGATTGTCTCCTCGGTTCTGTATGGGAGAAGAATAAGTATATTCTTCGTTAATGCCGTTACCGTCATAATACTCCTTGGCGAGAGTCAGCAGTCCTTCGTAGTCCCCCTTATCCTTGAATGCGTCCAACCGCATCGTGTCATCGGTAAGCTGAAGATAGGCCACGGAAGAATAATATACTTTTTCTTCCGGTGCTACTGTTTGCTCTTCATCAATGTTCTGCTCCAATTCCAGTGCAATCTTATCCACCTTTTGAGTAATCAGAGAAGCCGCTCTTTTCACATCCAACAGAGTTGTCTTGATGAATTGTGGCGATTCCTTTAATTCGTCGAGCCATCCTTTGAGGTAGGCACAACTGTCCTCTTTTATATGTTTCGTCATGCCGTAACGTTGGGCGACCAATGCACTGCCTAACTCGGCCACCAATTCTTCGCGCGCATACTCTGCCGAGCCGAAAGTTGTCGGCTTGGTACGGTCGAGAACTCCTTCCGCACCGGTCGAGTGTGTCATCTCATGGAATAGTGTTCCATAGAACGCCTCTCCAGATTTGAACTGTTCCTTTTCCGGCACAACGATCTCATTTCTCGATATAGAATAGTAAGCCTTATCCTGATGCTGTGGTTTGATCGGACAAATCCACAGATTGTCCTTTATCAGCGCATCGACGGGAGCGAAGCTGAAATACTCTCCGTTCTCAATCTTCGGTAGCGAATACTCCTTTTCGAGTTTTTGCCACAGCTCCGGTCTTGCCTCCTGCAAGTTGGTCTGTGCCACGTTAAAGACTCGGAATACCTGCATCTTAGGATAAACATTGTATTCCTTCTTCTCGTTATCAGATAGTTTTTTGTAGTCATCATACTTAATCTTCTCACCAGAATCCTTGTGTATGCAGGTGAATGTAGTCAGCATGATTGGGAATGATTTCTCTCCACGAAGTACAGAAACACGAGGTTTCTCCTGATTGTCCTTATCGGATTTGTTGAGTCGTTGTACACACTCAAAAGTGCAGAAGCGCGGAATCTTGTAACCTTCCTTTTCACAATGTATAAGCAACATAATGGCATTCATGCCATTATACTCGCGTCCGGAAAGATTGCAGGGCCATTGTAACGCTCCTTCCGTGAACCATGGCTTTCTCCAATCCTTACGGATACTCTCGATTTTCTCAATCATCATTTCAGCGAAGAGGTCTAATGCTTTATCTTCGCTGTTCGGCCCGTCCGTGTGCTGTTTTTTATATCCGGCCATATCCTTTACTGATTGGAATTAGACGAATCTGCTACATACTGTACAAGTTCTTCCACCTTGCATAAAACATTCAGCTTCCCATTATATGCCGAAAGGGCTATTTCACCTTTGGCATCCACTCGCACGCCCGGCTGTAACCATGCTTCGCGTTCTTTGCCAAAACAGAAAAAACGTACCCATTGGTATTCAAATCCATCCTCTACTTTCTCCGTACTGAATGCCGAGAACATTGTGTAAGGCTGGTCTTTCTTATCCCTTTTTTCCTCGATATGCTGCCCGACCTTACCTCGAAATACCAATTCGCCCTTGACCGTATCCTTCGCATCTGCCGTAGCTGTACGAATTTCGTTAATAAAAAGATTGAAATAAAGTTTGTCACCACGGTGTTTGAGATACATTGTCCCCGAAACCTCGATGCGGGAACCATTTCGATAATTGGAAACCTCCTTTCCGGCAGTATCTTTGCTGACATCCACCTCAATAGGCATAGTCTTCCCGTCAGTGTCAGGGATCATTACTCGAAGAGGAAAAACCAGGAACGTTTTCCCTTCCTTATTGGTGCGTATCGACGCATCACGTCCGATAACGCCACATACCGTAACATTACATTTTATCATTTCTATTGTCTTTTAATGTGATACATAATCACCCGACAACTGTGTTGCCATGATTTGTTGTTGAACTGCTAAATCATTGCTCTTAATCGGGTGCTCGTATCATTGCCCATATCAGCCATCCGGCAAGGAACAGTTGAACGCTCACGATAATGAGCGTTGCTACCCAGCCGAAGAGTTGGTAGCAGAGCAGGACATACAAGGCAAGGTAGGACAGTCCGAACAGACATCTGCATAGCTGTATCATCACGCATTTTACCATATCGCCACGCCTCTATCTTTTTAGGTTCTCTGTCTGTCCCTGCTGCTGGGACATCCCTTGTTCAAAATTCTGTGAAGCCGCTTCCGAGAGGCTAACCGTATTCAGCATACCGGTTACACGTATCCTTTTGGCTTCTTCTGTGAGAGTATTGTTATTCAGTGTTGCCGACAGACGGCTTAACTCCGCAGTAGTCAACTCACGTGACATACGCAGTTCTCCATTGTTCACTCGCAGAATAGCCTTTCCATTTTCACTGATTGCCAGTTCGCAGTTTTTCATGCCCGGTAATAATGATTTCAGATTAATGCGTCCACTATCCATTTGTTTGGATATGGCAGTCTTTTGCTCCTCCTCGTTCTTGTTGTCGATTTGTACGGCCAATAGCATAAGGGAACTAAAGGCTGTCATCGCCATCTCTACTATAGGGTCATTGCATCCTGACATTCCCACACCGCTATCCTCTGACGAAAGCAACTTCTTCATCCATCCGTCGGGCGAAAGGTTTTTGCCGGCGGCATTCTCTTCTGTTCCTTTATATCGGGTGAGCAGGCTGTTCCCGTTGTGCAACACTTCCAATTTGATATTACCTTTCTGTGCGATTTCAGTCAGATAAGCCGCAGGGTCGATGTCACGCTTTGTTCCGTC